TCTCATCTTCAGAAAGTTGTGGTGGTGTTGGTTCTGGGTCTTTTTCCTTGTTGTTTGGATCTGTTCCTTGGTTCGGATCTGTTCCTTGATTCGACTCGGTGTTTGGTTTCGGGTCGTCTCCACCATCATTATCTCCTGGTGGTTTTGGATCGGTACCGGAATCCGCTCCAGCTAGTAGGTCGTCTAATTGGTTCATTTCGTTTCCTTCCATTCTGCCTCTTTACCTCCTGTATTTTTTGGTGGGATGGCGAGTCCCGAGGTAGTAAATACTCACAAATTATAGGATGCGGGACCTAATATTCCTCAACTCAATTATACTATATGTTATGTTTCCATGTCAAACATTATCTGGATTTTGTGTTTCTTTGTTCGGACCTTCTACTATCATGTTTACAGCTTGCTCTGGTGGAATTCCTTGTTTAACTAATTCAGCGAATTCAAACAGAGTTTTAGTTACATCTTCTGTTTTATTGAATTGTTCGGTTTCTTTAAGTCTTCTCATAATCCTAGTCTTGTTAGGGAAGTCTTGCATCTCCAACCATTCCTGTGGTGTAAGCAGTGGTGGGTTCATCTGGTATTGCATCTGCTGCTCCATTAACATGTTCGCTGATTGAGCTAACCTAGCCTTGGACTTAGGAAGTTCACTTGATATACTAACCCTGTACTTGATGTCCATCTGTTCATTCAATGTAGGGAAGTCTATCATTGCAGTCTTAGGTTCGTCCGTAGTCACATCCACGCTGGTAAAGGTTCTAGGTTCCGAGAACGCAAGCATGTGTCTTAAGATCAGGTCGGTAAGATCTTTAGTGTACTTCTCGAAATTAATTATCTTTGTTGAATCTCTAAGAGTTACCCTAGTCAGCATACTGTCAGTTCCACCAGTAGTCAAGATTGAACCCGTGTCCCTACCGGTGTAACGATCATCAATACCAGTTATCCTGGCTATATCGTTTGGCAAGGTCTGCATAAGCAGACCTATTTCTGCTGGAAGTTGTGGTAGTTGCATAGTGTGGACTACCTTGGATGCGTCTCCTTTAACCTGAAATACTTTCCCCGGGTCGTCTGAATACTTGGAGAATGTCCTTAGGTTTAGACCTGAGTTGGCTACCACAAACTTAGGTGGTCTGCTTGCCTTGTAAGCCTGGGTTGCTATGATTGAATGCATCAAGTTGTAAATGAAAGAATTCATAAATATCTTGGCTGGTTCTGAAACCCCAACCGGATCTCTTGTTGCCTTGTTGCAATAAAGGATTGCAAAAGGATACATAGACGGCATGATGTTTTCTTCAACAGCTATAACGTGCTTGTTATCTATAGTGTGGATTACATGTAGCTGCATAGAGTTGGTATCCGGATTATAAACCTTAACCCAATACACAATAAGGTTGACGTACTTAGTGTTAGACTTGTTTACCCCTGTACTCTTTCCTTCGTACTGGTCTGTTACTTCTGAAGAAGTTAAGTCGTCGAAGTCCTTGAGCTGGTCGGAGTACTTCGGATTAGCCTTGAGTGTATCTATATGAAACTCATCATTGTAGATACAGAACCTTCCGGACTGCATGGTATCCGCAAATGGATCCATCCTAAATCTCATTGGGTCAATGTTCTTAAGCTCAGGCATACCCCTCACTATTCCGTTAGGGTCCCTGTAAATCTTTTCCTTGTCCCAACCAACTTGGGTTACCCCAATGTTTAAAAGTGCTGCTCTTTCTCCTGCAGACATTTGTACATCTTGGACTTCAAGCTGTTCCCAAAGTGCGTCGAACATTATATTAAAGTCGTTAGCTAATCTAGGTCCGTCGTCTGTTATTGGATAGGCTTCAGCCCACTTGCTGATTGTGTAAACTGAGTTAAGCACATTATCCTTTATATAGTTCACGTGGTTTGTTTCTGGTTTTAACTGATACTTGGGTAGGTTTACCCCGAGAGTTTCCCACATCTTTGTTCGGTCTGCACCGTCAAGGTACTTCATTCTCTCGACAGCTGGTGCATATTCTGTCTTAGTTAAATCCCAGTAACCTTTTAGTGTAGATAGTTTAATGCCTTCAGGCAGTTTAAGATTTTTCATTGTTTCCTCCTCCCATTACATTTGAAATATTGTCCAGTGTTTTGCTTAGGTCTTCGTAAAAACGTTCCTCTTTCTGGTCAGGTTCTTCGTAAGGGTCCCCTGTCTCCTCAGGAAAAATTTGTTCGTGTTGAATCTTAATTGTAATTGGTTTCCTTGTAGCTATTGCCGCAATTAAAATTCCGGCAATAAGTGCAACTAATAGTTCCATAAATACCTCCTGTTGTTTTTAAAATGATGGTGCACTAAAGTCTTCATAAAATTTTTCTATCGAGTCTAGTTCCCATGGTGCCATGTGCTGGTTCCTTGCTTCCTTAACTTCTTGACCGCTTTCGTAGATCATTCCCGTCGCTATCTTCCCTGGTCTTGATGGCAGTTTCATAGTGATCCATTCCAGTGCATTGATACAGTGGTTGTTCTTGTCTTCCGGTTTGTCCTGGCTTTTCCTGGTCTTGGTCAAAGACTTCTCAGGGAACTTGTAGTTCTTAAGCTCCTGGATTAAATGCGGACAAGTTGTAAATATTTCAATAGAGTTAGTCTCTATGTAGGTGTTTAACCTGTACACCCTAGCATCAATGTTCACGTGCCCCGGCTCAAAGTAGATGTTGTAATCTAAGTAATGGTCAATCAGTGTTGTCTTGTTGTAGTCCCGTTTGGTTCCGGACTTAGGGTCAATAATAGGTGAGCAGTACATTCCACCTTCCGGAACTTCCATTGTGTTCTTGTGGTACAGCTTAGCCAACTGCTCAATGTTTCTGTTGTTGGTGACAACTTCCTTGTAGATAACCAGCTTGCTTCTTTCCTGGTCAATCGCTCCGAATATAAAGGTAGCGTTGTCTGAAAGTCCGTAGTCGTGTGCCACAATCCTTTTCCAGTTTTTAGGAATCTCGTAAGGCTCAACCACCCTGTCAATAGCCAATGGGTAAACCAATCCTTCGGCGTAACTAAAGGAGCCCTTGATGTAACGGTCAACCCACCAGCTCGGTTTGTTTTTACAAAGCTCTTGAATGTAGCCTTCCGGCAGGTGCCCGTTAACTCCCGTACTCGCAACGTGTGTTGAAGTGTTTGGGTCAATGTGGTCTGGGTCCTGTGGGTACTGGTCGAAAACTTCCCCGTACTTTGAAATCGTATCTGAGGCTAACAGAACATCTGTCCGTATCCAACCTGAGTCCGGGTTGGATTCTATAATCCCCCGCCTCCAGTCTGCTTCGTATACAGGCAGGTCATTTTCCTTTGTCGCTGGTTCCCCGGTTTCTGTTGTTGCTTGCTTAGAAGCTGCCGTGTTTCTTAGTCTGGTCTTAAGCTGGTGGAAGGTGTCCCCGTCTGCTTCAGATGCCTCAATGACTGCAAACATTGTTAGGTTGAGGGACCTCAGTTTCCCTTCTTTATCTAAGGGTCTGTACATTATCCTCGCTCCGTTAACTAAGTCCATGTAAGAGTACCTGGCTGAAGTTCCCTTAACAAACGCCTGGGGAATGTCGTTTTCAATTTCCCTTTTAATTGTCTGCTCGTACTGGCTGGTTACATTTGCTCCAATTAAAATGTTAGCGTCCGGGGTAATGAAAGCGTGCTTATAAACCTCACCCCTGGTAGTGAGGGTCTTGCCCGTTCCGTACGCACCAAAATTTCCCACGTACCTGTGAGGGTCCTTGTGTAGGTTGTGTTGGTGTTCCTGCGGTATGTAGGTGTAAACAAAGGTGTTGCACTTGGTGCACTCGTACCAAAACTGGGATTTGGCTCCGGAGTAAGCAATCGCTCTACTGAGCTTTGCTTGACACCTAGGACATTTCGAGTATTTCGTTTTCATATTTCTTAATGGCTTCCGCTGTCAAGTCCGGACGGAGTTCGTGGTCTGGTATGAACTCCTCTAAGATTTTAGATGCGGAGTGGTTGAATTCATCATAGATGTCTTCTTTTAAGTCAGGGTATTGCTCAGCTGTCTTCTTCATTGCGTGTAGCGAGGCTGACATAAGAAGTGACATAGCGTCTGAGAAGGTAGTGTCCTCTCCGAACATTATCTTGTCATCTATTAGTAGTACTGCTTTTTTCGATTCGTGTGTGTGATTGTTAATAGTTATTTTCATGTAGCACCTCCTATTAATATTATAACATGTGTGAATGTGTACGTCTATTAATACATATTATTATTATTATTATATACCATATAATCCACATTTTAAACCCCACCCCCTATCTTATCACACTTCAGAAAAAACAAAATCACTCTCTCCAAGAATACCCCACCCCCGTACCCCTGCATATTGTCAGTCTCTGACTCACTATCACAAACCCCTTCACGCACCTCTCAAAAATAAAACCTCTCAATTCCGCGAAATACGTACACGAACATCCATTCGATTAAATCCAAAATAACTCATACACTTCAGTCTTATCAACAAGAACAACCATTCAGGACGTTACTTGAATTAACCAAATATCGCTACATGAACACTGTTCATATACCCCTTGTCCGTCAAACACGGACTACCACTTCATCACAAAATAATCTCTCTATCCCTTCTCCTTACTACTCTTGACCCCTGTCAGGACACATTGTCATATATCTTATCACTGTCTCTGTTTCACAGACAAATGCTACGATTTGTCCGTAATGAATGTTCTATACATCCTAACAATTTATACAAAAACACCACTTCTTGTTCTCTTTTCCAAATAAATTCTCTATATCTGTATTACGATTTTTTTTTTCTAAATATTATATACACTTTTGTATATATAATAGTAAATATACATTCATACCTATATACATAACTGTATACAATTTCACCAATTCAAAACTTTTTAAAAACGAAAAACTCATTTTTTCCATACATATACAACATTATGCATATTTATAACACCCTAAATACAAATATGTATACACTAATTATTACAACTCTGTAACAAAAGAACATATCTGTATATAGCTCCAAAAAAACATCCAAACTATATACACTTTTGTTCTTCAACCTCTACAACCCTTCTCCTGCCTCAAATGCACTATATACATATTTGTATATAGACGCCAAAATTCACCATTCAAAATCGCTGCAACCCAGTAACCACGCAGATTTCAAGTTATGCTACAATTACCCATAACCTCGCACAAGAAACATTCGACACCCCCCACAATTCCGAAACCGAAACCACATGACGAACCGGCAACAATCCCACTGATGTTTAGACTCGTTCAGTAGAAACCGACAACTTAGCTGCTTAGATAAATGAGGAGATTAACAACTTTCCGTCGGCTAAGTACAGCTCCAACCAAACACTGTTCAGACCACCGGCAAACGTTC